CCATAAATTGGATTTCCATCATATGCCCATCCAATTATTTTTGATAGAGAATTATTATTTTCTTGGAAAGAATTTCTCAAGTCTTCATAATATCCAGAAACAAAATATTGCAGTTGATCATCATTATCTTTGAAAATTTCATACTGATTTGGTGAAATTTTCTCAACCTCATTAACAGTTAGTGATCTAATATTGGCGTCAAATATTGCCCCAGATCCACTAGGAATCACATCAATTCTACTTGAAGTTGAATATCCTATTCCTGGTTGAATAATTTTTACATCAATAATTTTTCCATTAGAAATAATAGATCTTAATTTTGCTCCTGTACCAGATCCAGTAGGATCAATAACTTTTAATTCTGGATTTGAAAAGTATTCAAATCCACCAAACTGGAGATTTACATCTGAAACTTGTCCATTGGAAATAATAGGTTCAACTTGACCCTCTTTTCCAGTTTTTATAGTAAATGTAGGTTTTCTTTCAACATTTAATACTGATGATCCATATCCGGATCCAGCTTCATACAGTTGTAGATCTACTATTGATCCTTTAACAATTGGAGTAGCAGTTATATTTTGAGTTTGTGTTGTTGTTCCAACTCCAACTGAACTAAATTCTATAGAAACTTGTATATTTGGATATTTGAATTGTTGAAAACCAGTTCCTTGTGTCGAAAATTTTACAATATTTTTTTGATTGAAATTGGAGGAAATTGTTCCTCCAATTCCAGCATCACATAATCTAAATGAATTATTATCAACCTTCAAAACATAATATTGATTTGTTGTTACCAATCCAACTATTGCTTGAGGTTGAGTAGATCCCAGTCCCACAACAGATGAATATTCAATAATATCACCATTCGAAAAACCATGATTGTTGGCAATAATGGTATAGTTTGCCGTAGATATTCCTGAGGGTTTAATTAAAACCTTTTTATTTGTTAAAGTTCCCCCATCAATAATTTTTATTTCAGAAATAGTATTTTGAATATTACCAACTAAAAATTTGTGAATTCCACTAAGACTGGTAGATGCAAATCCAATAGTATTGATTCCAGATGAATAATCATTAAAATTATTAAAAAGTCTTACTGTTTGATTATTGTCTACTTTTACGTAATAAGAGGAATTATCGACTAAAGACGACAATCCAATACCGATACTTATATTGGAATTTCCATTATTCCTGTAAATTACTTCTTCTCCACTGTTTAAGTTGTGATCTGACAAAAATGTCAATTGTGAAGTAGTTGTACTTATACCTCCACCACTACTAGTCGATCTTCCATCAAAAAGAATTTCTCTTCTTCTTCTCACTAAAATTGGTTCAAATTTCCCCCCAACAACATTTCCTCCAGTTACGTTAAGTGATAAAACTTGATCTATATTAAAATTTTGAGAGTCAACAAATATATCAGTTATTGTTCCTGTTACAACTGGTTGAACTAAAGCATTAGTTCCAGAACCAGATGATAATTCTATTTTTGGAGGATTAATTACATCATATCCTTGCCCACCATTCAATACTTGTAAAGATTCAATCGGTCCGTAGTAAATTTTATCGTAAGTTTTGTAGTTAGAAATTTCAACTCCATTAATTAACATTCCAGTTGATCCTGGAATAGTTTTTTCAGAAACTCCATTTTTAATGTTTGGAGATAAAGAAAATTTCTTCAGTACTTTGGAAGAATCAATTTGTTGAGATTTTTGAGAATATAAGATAAATTGATGTGTTCCTATCCCAGAAGTTGGAGAAGAAAATTGTAAACAATTGTTAGTATCACCTACGAATGAAGAAGAAGTGTAGAGTTTTATATTTTTGGGATTTGATAATACTTCCACATAATATGATCCAGTTTCTAATCCGGATAATGGAGCAGAAACGGGTTCATAAAAAATTCTTTCTCCTGTTATAAATGGGACAGGATTGTCAAAAGAGATTGTCGTATATAAATTTGTTGATAAATCTTGATTGATTAAATTACCAGATACTGGACTAATACTTGCTTTATTTAAGGATTTTGTTAACTGGTAATTGTAAAAATTAGTAAATCCATTTCCATATGAAGGAAGTGAATTTGATGCTACATAAGCATAATCTTCATCAATGTATAAATTTTGAATATCTGAAATTATAGTATCATTTCCATATTTAAAAGGAACTGAGGTACTTCTGGATTTTTTTAATTTTCTTCTTAAAGAATATGTTTTTTGTGAGTCCGAAACAAAATTAAAATTTGATAATGATACTGTTGTCGAATTGATAGAAATTTCAGTATCTACATATGGTATATCTGTAGCAAGAGTTGGATATACAACTTGATTTGTAGAATTATCAATAATTTCTACTAAATCTCCTTTTTTTAATTGTGATTTATCGACTGTTGTTCTTAAATTTACATTAGATCCTGATATTGATTCAATTTGAATAGAAGAACTGGTATTATAAATCCAAGAATTTGCAAAAATTTCTTTGTATGTCTTATTTTGTTCTGGATTTTTAATATTATCCCCAAGATATTTTACTGTTAGAACTTGTCCCTCATCAACTGAAACATATTCAGATTTCTGGACAAAATCGGATAATACTCCTGTTAATCTCAACTCAACATTTTTGGATAAGTCCCCATTTTCATATCCATAATATGTTTCAGTTGATGAGATAATATTGTTCGTTGCTAAAATTTGTTCTGTTACTCCAGAACAATTTAAAAACTGATTGACATTTTTATCAGTATATGTTATCGAATTATTTCCAGATATTAATGTACCACTTTTATCAAATCCAACAGTAGAATCCACTGAAATAATGGAAGACCCCACTTCAACATTTTCCAAACATTTAGTACTTGGAGTAATTTTAAAAGTACCTTCTATAGAAGTATTGTCTTCATATCCAACAAATAAGGATAACTTAAAATATTGAATTCCTTTTCTTGTAAAAGGTTCTACAGAAGATATTGATGCCTTTGTAGAGACATCATTGGTTTTGAATATGGTTTGTCCAACTAATTTCAAAGGATTTCCAGATATTGCTTCAGCAATTACAATTTCCCTTCGGATAAATTCTGCGTCAGAAGGTTTTATTAATTGCTCTTCTAAGTTGATTATCTTGGGAGTTTCTCCATACAAAACATTAAATAAAATTCTAAACGATTCATCAGTTCCTTTAGACTCATAGAAAGATCTTGCTTCTTTGATAAAATTACCAACGTTTAAGTTTGAATCAAAGACTCTTTCTTCAAATCCTGGAGCAAAGGTATATTTTAATTTTTTATAAAATTCTTTTAAAAATAATGAACTTAAATTTTCAATTTTTGAGTTGGCATTATGTGCTACAGATACTGACTGAGTGAATACTAATTCTTCTTGATTTAAATCCGAATGATAACTTGTAATTCCACTGAATCCACGAATACACCCCGTAAAAGTATTTGTTGTTAATCCAGTATAACTAATGATCTCATCATCAATTTTTAATAAACCGTATTGATTAGGAAATCCTTTAGTGCTAGAAACATTAATTATATCATCATCAGAATCTATTGCAGAAACAAGAGTTGTACCACCAACTACTACTTCTGGAGTTAAATTATCTAATTTAATATATTGGTCAAGATTTTCTGCAATATCAACTGGACCACCCTGGTATTCTTGGGAGATATAATACTGTTTCAAAAAATCAACTGTCTTTGGACTTTCATCCAAAATAAAGTCTGGTAATTGATTGGTAATAATATCTTGAATCTTTACTCTAGATTCAAATCCAGTTTGTATCATATTACTCTCTAATTAAATTTCCGTTTGAATAACTTGATGTATAATAGTCTCTGGTAAATACTGTTCCAGAGATTTCATCGCCAGAGGAAATAATATCCTTTATCATATTTATTTTGCTTTTGGAAATATCCAAATTCAAATAAAGATCTTTTAAACCGACAACATCATTGGATTCTGGGAATGCCTGAATTTCAATGATGTTGTTTGATTTTGATGTCGATACAATATTAAGTGTAGATAAATTTATTTCTCCCTTAACATAATCTACAGTTCCAGCAGATTTTGAAACAATTCTTACTGAACCATCACTCAAATTTTTAACAACAGACAATGTTCCAGTTTTCATATCCGGATTTGGAACATCTGTCAAATAAACAGTGTCTGGTTCAGATGCAATTTTAAATCCAGTAGATTTAATATTAAATCCATTTTCATTTACATGGAATTGATTTCCAAAGCAAAGTTCATATTGAGCAAATTGATTTAATAATGCAACCAAATTTCTTCTTATTTTTATTCTTGTAATATTTGATGTTATAGCACTATCCGTACTGTCTATAGTTCTCAATAACTTACTATACCTAAATCTTCCTCCAAATTTATTAACATCCAACGAATTTGCGTAGTTTGTCAGTGAATTTGATACTTTTGATTTTAGATCTTTTGCAGTCGTTATTTTAGAATCATCGTAATAAATATACGATTCCAATTCAACATAAAGAATTTTAAGGTCAACAATTTTCTGATTAATTCCCGAAATGGAATATTGTTTTAATTGTGATAATATTCTTGATTTATTAAAATCGGAAACAAAGTTTCCATTCTTTGGTTTAATTGATATCTGTACTGTCCCGAATTCTGGAGGATCTAACTCCTCTCCACCAACAATCGATACTGATTCCGTATCTGGATATATTTTTTTGATGATTGATTCATAATCACGTCCAGTAACCGCTCTATTTTGAGCAGCATAAATTCTTGGGGCATAATATTTAATCGATTCTAGTGTCTCAATATCAGATCCATTTTGAGAAGAAGATTCTGTTGTTAACGTAAAAGGTTGAGTGGTAAGAAAACTATCATTTTCATCAACTATTACTCCAGAGAAAGAAAATGAAGATGCTCCATTACCACTCTTCCCATTTGTAGTAATATAATTTACTGTTATAATTTCTCCAGATTGTAATTTTCTTCCAATTAAACCATCACCAAATAAAAGTTCATATTTTTCATCTTGAATTTCTTGTATCAAATAAATCAGAGAGTCTTTATTTACATTAATAATATCATCTACTAACTTATATTCTATTCCAAGGCCAAGTTCATTTTCTTTTTTGACATAAACTTTTATTGATGAAGTATCAATATATGAATTGTTTAAAATAAATCTTTGATCAAGTGATCCATCAAAAACAAATTGTTTGGTTAAAAAAGTACCTTGATTAATTTCTATATTATTAAATACCGATCTTCTTGCGTTAATAGTATTACCATCACTATTAAAACTAATGTCTTCTGCGGGTGCTTGTATATCCTCTAGAATAGAAAAAACATATGATGTATCATTAACATCTCCTACGCATACCAAACCCTTCTTGAGAGTCATTGTGGGGGTAGATGTTCCATATACATCTACAGTAAAAGAAATGGTTGCCTTTGCAGAATTTCTAGATCTTGGAACATATCCTATGTTTCTGGCAAGAGAAACAACATTTTCTCGAAGAGTGGCAGAATCCAAAAAGGATTCATTCACGATCATATTTGAGTTAAATGCCGTGATATAAGTATTATATGCTAACGTATCAATTAACACAGAAAAGTTAGAACCTTCAAAGTCAAATCCCGTGAAATCAGAGTTTGCACGAAGATAGTCTTTGATAGATTCTTTTATCTGGTCAAAATCTAGATTTGTAAACTTTGTAAAAGGCATATTATCTTGTTGCCTCTAATAGGAATGAATATTCTTGTGTCGGAAACTCTTGCCCAATAATATCAAATATAACAGTTACTTCAAATTCGTTACGATCTGGTCTAGGAAAAACCTCAACCTGTAAATTATCTATTCTAGGTTCAAAATTTTCAATTGATGTTTGAATTTGATCACTAATTACTGATGCAGTACCAAAATCAACAAATTCAAATAGACTTCCTCTTATATCTGATCCAAATAATGAATTAAAAAACTTTTCAGTGGGAATTGTCTGAACAATATTTCTCACAGATCTACGAATGGCAGCCTCATTTTTTAAGACTGGTAGATCTTTTGTGATAGGATGAGGCTCAAATGATAAACTAATATCTTTAAATGCTCTAGATATCCTCCGAATTGCCATTTTGACTAGAGTTTTCTAAATTTATTTATGCCATGTTCTTAAAGATCGATATTTTCAGTCAAATTTTGTGGTTTTTCGTCCTTGTCTGTATTTTTGTAGTCATCTGTTACCTCACGAATCAATTTTTGATGCTGATGATTTGCTAAATTGTCTAAAAAATCATGATTCGGTTCCATTTTTTTCCTCCTTTTGTCTTTCTTTTGATGTTTTCCAAAAATATTCATCCTCACGACCCATTCCGAGTCTATCAAACCCATTTTCAACTTGATAATACTGGGTAGAAACCTTAAAATCTGGCATTTTTGGTTCCATTGGTGTCAGACTATTGTCGAAAATGCGTAATCTATTGTTTGGATAAAGTGCATACTGACCATTATTGAGTTCAATAAGGTTGTGAGATTTGTGTTCTGCAGGATTTTCACTTGTTGCCCAGTCTACGTAGTCTGGATCATGGTGATAATTGTCAATGGTGCAGACATAAGTGCCCTTTTGAGTGCCATAATCACGAGTATAACATTCAAAATCCATACTACCAATAAATTTTTTGTCAATACTCACTACACCATAATCCATACAATTCCAGAATTGTA